GATTGGCACGCCAGCCTCGGGTTCCTGAATGCTAGACAAGCAATGGAGACTTTCATCTACGCCAACGACGGCGGGATGATTGCGACACACGTCGCAGGGCCACGAAAGGAAACGACATGACAGCGGCGATCCTCGAAGAAGCAAACGAACAGATGCGGCAGGCAGTGCGACGCCGGCTGGAAGCGACCGACCCCAGCGACGAGAAGCTGGTCGGCTACCAGCACGAGTCGTGCTGTGAGGGGCAGCGGATAAAGGGTCCGAGTGCCGCAGAGGTGATAGAGCGATTTGGAAGAGGAGACAAACCGCCGCGCGGCGGAACTGTGGTCATGCCAGCCGGGCTGAGCCTGAAAAGAATCGGCGGCCCCGCCGGCAGTGCCGAGTGGCTTGATGCACTGGAGCGGTTGCGAGCTTTGCACCACGAGAAGACGGCTCAATACGGCGGTGCCGATGACGCTTTTGAGAACGTCACCGCGTCTGCAAAGTGCGGCGTCGAGCCGTGGCGACGTGCTCTCTGTGACCTAAGCGACTGCGTGGTGCGGATGCAGAAGTACGCCCAGGGCCAGCCGGTTGATCCGACGAACGCTCTGCTTGATGCAGCTAACTGGGCTTTGATTTGTCTCATCAAGATGGAGGAGGCGAATGGTCGCCCTGAGTGACGGTGCCCGTCTCGACCGCCTGGAGGATGCCGTGCGAGAGATTCGGCGCGACCTTGTGAAGCTCGGCGAAGCTGGGCTCCACCTGAACGAGGTCACGTCGAAGCAAGACGCAATGCTGCTCGGCATGATTGAGAATCTCACGCCGTGGTTCAACGCGTGCCGAGTGCTACTAGAGGACATTCGTGAACGACTCCACGCCATTGACGGCAGATGACCTCGCTTGCATGGAGCACCGGGCTCGCCGCTTCCAAGGGGCGTGGACAGGCACAAGCGGCACGCTCGCTGCCGATGTCATGCGGCTGCTTGCGGAGCGGCAGCGGTTGCTGGCGGAACTAGCCGAACTTCAGAGCCGGGCGGCGGGTTGAGCGGCGGGGTTTTCTCCCTTTCCCCTGCCGCTCCCCGCCTGTCGGGTAGGTACGAAATCTGTACCTGCCCCCTGTTTTCCTCGGGGAAAACGCGGTTTTCGGAAAATCTTTTCAAGCCCCCTTGCCTAGTATTCCGATAGCGGTATACTAGGGGCATGACGCGGGCAAGTGAGACCCGCGAGACACGAAGAACGGGAGACAGAAAAATGACCAACGCCGAGTTCAAGAACGCCGCCGGGATCGCCAAGAGCAACGCCGACCTCTCGGGCATCGACACCGCCATCCTATTGGGATACGGGCTCAAGAGCTTTGGCTCGGTTGCCGCGACGATCGAGACCGTTGCTGCTGTCATCCGCTGGGATTGCCTGATGCTTAGCGGCGAGTTCGACTCGCTGGCTCTCGACAACCTCCATCGCATCTTCCGCCACAAGGTCACGGTGATCTGAGGCAAGTTCCGCCCGGCGGCACGGTGCCGCCGGGCTCAACCCCGATGGAGACTACGATGACCACCGAAGCCAGCCACGCCTACCGCTCTCGACACCTCGAAGCCCTCGGGCTCGCGGAATCGATCGTGATGGCGATCAAGGAACGAGCCGCCACGGGCACCGAGAACTGGGGCAACGTCGGCGATATGGCACACTTGTGCGAGCAACTCCGCGAGATCGAAGACCGTCTCTACGCGAAAGGCGAATATGCTCCCGAAAACGCAGCCCGCTGATTGGATTCCGCTCCCCGAAGCGGCCCGGCTGGCGGATGTCACCGAGCGATGGATGCGGTCGCTCGTGAAGGGCGGTCGCGTGGTCGGGCTCAAGGTGGGCCGGAACTACATCGTGAGCCGAGCCAGTGCCGCCGCCTACGTTCGGAGCGAGACCGAGGGCAGACCGCGATCCGCGAAGCCGAAGCGGGCGGCGAGGAAGCGGCGGTAGTCAGGCTGGCGGATCCTCCAGCCGCAGCGGCGGCATCACGTCCACCGGGCTCTGCTCGCTGGGGCAGATCGTGGGGTCCACGTATCGCTCCTGGAGCTTGGGGTCGCTGTGATCGAGCACCTGAGTGGCTGCGGCCGTACCGCCCGCTAGGGCGGCGTAGGAGGCCCTAGTTCGGCGAAAGCCGTGGAATCCCCGGTAGCGGACGCCAGCGAGCTTGCACATGAGCTTCAGGCTTGTCCAGAGGCTCCCCCGGTGCCGATCCCACCGCCAGACGAGATCCTCGGGCGGACGGCGACGAGCCTCCAGGATAGCGGCTAGGTCGGCGGTGAAGTCCCGCTCGATGTCGCGAGTCTGACCTTTTCTTGTGGAGCCCAGGAAAAGCACCCTGCGGCGGGAAGTGTCCAGCTCGGACCACCGGAGGCTGAGCATGGCCGTCGCCCGCTCGCCGGTGCAATACGCCATGTAGACCAGCGTCGACCACCACCAGGCTGACGGCTGACCGCCAGTTGTGCCGATACGGTGCCTCGCCCGCCGGATCAGTTTGGCGACATCCTCGGCGGTGTAGGCCCGCCCCGTCGGGATGCTTTTTGCGACTTTGATGCGCGGAAGCTCGGGGAACTCGGCGACCCACCGCTTTTTGGCGGCCAGATTCCAGACTGCCTGGAGCATCACCTTATCCTTCTGGACCGAAGCCGGCTTGATGGTTTTTCCGTTCCAAGTGTCGCTAGCTCTCGCTCTGAGGTACCTAGAGATCACAAGGTCATCTAGGTCGGCTGTCGTGGGCTCGTGCCCCAGGAACGTCCGCAGACGCTCCAGCAGGCCCGCGTACAGCAGCATGGTCTTCCGGTCGAGGTTCCTCAGATCGCCGTATCGCTCGAACAATTCCGCCAAAGTCATCTTTTCCATGATTCGCCCCTTCGTGTCGGACTATACGTATGTATACGTACAGTAATATACAGGATCACGACAGGAGCCGCCTCCAGTCGAACATGGCAGTATTTCCCGTGCGCCAGGCACAGGGAACCGGAACCGCTCTGGCTGGGAGTCTGGGCGGGTTCGAGAAGGTGGACAGTTTGACTCTGGTTCCGACGTCGGTACTATTGGGGCATGATCATGGCAATGAAGGATGAGTCGGGCAGGAAAATGCTGTCCTGCAAACAGGCGGCCGAGGAGTACGGCTGCTCGATGCGGTACATCCGCAAGCTGGCCCAGGCGGGTCGCCTGACCCATGAAATCGTGGGTGGCTCCTACATGGTGGCTGCGGACGAGGTCAAAAAACTGGCCCGCAGGACTGCCACCGGCCGCGAGCGGAAACGGTCGGAAGGCTTCAAGGAAGGCTGACCCGCCCGGAAACTGCGTTTTTCCCGGCAAAAACCGCCCTAGAAAAAATCTTTTCAAGACCCCTTGCCATTGGTTCCGATATCGGTATCATTGGGGCATGACGCGAGCGAATGAGCCTCGCGGGACACGAGACGAAAGGGACGAAACGATGGGCTGGATGACAAATCAATACGGCCAGGTGGTTGAGGCGATCGTGAAGGGTCGCAAGTACCGCGTCGAGAAGACAGGCGAAGCCTACGAGCACCCCAAGCTCGCAGCCGATCTGATCGCTCGCGGCTTCGATGGCTGCTGCTACCTGCTCCACGGTGTTCGCGGTGCCGCGATGCTGGCGTACCGCAACGAGCGTACCGGGCAATTTGTTATCGCTTGCTGACCACCACCACGCCCGCCGGCACCTGGGCCGGCGGGCACGACACAACTAGACGAAAGGGACGAACGATGCACGGCTACTACCCCGAGATGAACGAAAAGGCTCCAGCCGACACGCAGATCGAGGCTTCTCTCTGCCACTACGGCGAGCACTACTACCTCAGGACGCCGCTTATCCTGAAGGGTCGAGGCGTCACGCACACGAAGACGATCACCTCCACCGACTTTCCTGCTGGTCGCATGGCTGGGTGGCACTGCTACCGCGTGACCATCAAGGCTCTGCGAAAGCTCGAACAGCAATACGTCGTTGCGATTGCCATGAACCTCTGACCGAACATGGTGGGGCCAGCCGACAGCCGCGAAACGGGTGGCAATCTTCAACCTCAACCAGCAAGGGAGCAAACGATGAAAACGATTCAACTCACTGACGATCAGGTTGTGCATTTGAGGGATGTGCTGCAACGCGAGATTGAGCACTTGTCTGTTCTGGTTGATGGCTCTGTTCATGCGGACGATGCCGATGACCAGCATCGCAAGTCGGTTCTCTGCGGAATCCTTGAAAGCCTAAGCCCTGCCGGCCGCGAGTACCGCATTGCCTACGCTGCTGGCGGCGGCGAGTGGGATGTGGTGGACACGTTCACCGCGACCGACGATGACGCCGCGAACGCCTACGCCGAGGCGACCTACAGCGGCGACGAGTGGTGCGTGCTCGACAACACCAACCGGAACATCAACGGAGGTGCAGCATGACACCCGAACTCACCGCCCTCCTCGAATACGGTGCCGCCTGCGTGCGTGTGGCGAAAGGCGACAAGAAGCCGCTCGGCACCGCGTGGCAGACCCTCGCGACCAGTGTCGCCGATGTGATTGACGGTTGGCTCGACGAGGGCTACAACCTCGGCATCTTGCTGGGGCGCGGCAATCTGATCGACGTTGAATATGACGATGCCGAGGGGCGGGCAGTGCTCGCGGCTCGCGGGCTACTCGACATCGAGACGCCAACGTGGGCGAGCGGCCGGGGCGAGCATCGGCTCTTTCGACTTGCCGGCCCGCTGCCCGCGATGGGATGGCGGAAGGTGGGCGGTGCCGAGATCCGCATCGGCGGCAAGCCGGCCCAGAGCGTGCTCCCACCGAGCCGCCATCCGACCGGCAGACCGTACACATGGATCGTGTCTCCCCTGCAATGCAGCCCGGCAGTGGTGACGCTCGCCGATCTCGGGCTCGCGACCTAGTTCACACGCCAAGGAGGGCACCATGACCGCTGAAATCTGGCTCGAACTCGCGATCGTCTTGCTGCGGATCTTCGCGGCCGGGCTTTCTGGTTGACCATTGGTTCCGATTCCGGTACAACCCTGCCCAATTGCTTCCGATTTGGGAACTACTGAACACAGGTTCGACTCCCCTCATTTTGACGATGCAACCGCTTGACGCATGACTATACGGGCGTATAGTCCACACCCACAACCAAAGGAAATTGACATGGACCCGCATTACGCCGAAGCAGCCGCCGCAACCGCAGCCATCGCAAGTTTCTATTCCGCCGTTTGGCGGCCCAAGCCGGGCGAGCGAGTGATCGTCGCCGAGCCGTTCACCGAGCGGCCGATTTCGGTGACGGTTGAGCACGCTCACGGCGACGTCGTGCTCGTCGTGACCGACGCTGGGGAGCAGTTGGAATACGACCGCGAGGAGTGCGGCAGGACTTTTTAGGAGACCCGGTGGAACCGGGATTGCACGGAGGCAACGTGCCGCCGACCTAGGACGGGGGAGCGGCGTTTTCAAAGGGAAGCAAGACGAAAGGACACGAGATGAGCACAGAGATTAGCACAGCAACGACGCCGGCCAGGGGGCTGGCACTTCAAACGATGGCCGATGCGATGAAGTTCGGCGAGATGGTGGCGAACAGCGACTTCGCCCCAAAGGATTTCCGAGGCAAGCCCGCCAGTTGCGTGCTGGCGATCCAGGCCGGGGCCGAGATCGGGCTTTCCCCTATGCAGGCGTTGCAGTCGATCGCCGTTGTGAACGGGAGGCCCAGCATTTTTGGCGACGCCGCCCTGGCCGTCGTGAAAGCCAGCCCGGTCTGTGAGTACGTGACCGAATCCGTGGAAGGCGACGGCGATCAGATGGTGGCAACCTGCACGGCCAAGCGTCGCGGCTACCCGACGCCAACGGTGGTGCGGTTCAGCGTTGCAGACGCCAAGAAGGCCAGCCTGTGGGGCAAGAGCGGGCCTTGGACGCAGTATCCAAAGCGGATGCTCCAGATGCGTGCCCGAGGCTTCGCCCTTCGTGACGCATTTCCCGACGCCTTGCGTGGCATGGTGACGGCGGAAGAGGCACACGACTACCCGGTTGTCACGCAAGCGGAGCCGGCCCGAGAGCCTGTGGTCGTTCGGCCGAAGTTCGACACACCGCCGGCTGAGCCAACCAAGGCCCCGGTCGAGATTGCACGCGAACTGATCCGCGCCGCCACGAGCGTCGAGCAGCTGGCGATTCTGCGAGCCCGGGTCGACGCCAGGCTGAAGGACAAGACCTTGGCACCTTCCGAGGCTGACGAATTGCTCGATGAGTGTCACGCCCGCCAAGAGTTTCTCGAACACATCGAGGTGTCAGCATGAGCGAGCCGCAGACGATGTATCGAGGATTTTTTTCCTTTAACGCTTTGTGCATGTGGAGCCCGGATTCTCCGGTGCCTACGTTCTGCTCGTCGATGGAGCTCTCGCCGTGCGGGCAGTACGTCCAGGTAAAGCGACGCCGACTCGATGACTCTGGGTGGGAGTTGTTCCGCGAGGAAATTAGCCGGTACTGGCAGCCCACAAAGGCCCAAGCGATGGCGGCAGTGGCACCACGGCTGCGCCAGATCGGCGAGCGGCTTATCCGCCAGGCCGACGAGATCGAGGCGGAAGCACGACAGGAGGACAGCACGCCCGCCGTGGCGTCAGAGTCGCCAGCATGAGGCGGCATCGGCCGTTACGCGGGAGTATCGAACAGACCACCGCAGCCGAGGCCGGCGACCCCTACCGCTGGTGACTCGACCGGATGCCCCACGTCACGGGGCCGAAACACAAAGGATTGTGACACATGCAGATTTACCTAGACGACAGCATCGACTCCTACCGCACCTTTCTGCAGATCAAGTCGCTGCCGCGATACGAGATCCACGGTCGCATGGCGGTCGTGCCAGACGAATACGCGGCGAGCCTGGGCATGACAGGCGAGCAGCACCGCGACGTTGCCTACGTGCCTCGCGATGGTCTTTTCGACTACCAGCGGGACATCGTCCGCATGGCAATTCAGAAGCGGAAGTTCGCCATCTTCGCTGACTGCGGGCTCGGCAAGACGCTCATGCTTCTGGAGTTCGCTCGTCACGTGCGGGCCGTGCAGGATAAGCCGGTACTCATCGTCTCGCCACTGATGGTGGTGAAGCAGACGATGGAAGAGGCGGAGAAGTTCTACGGCGACTCGCTGCCGATCGAGCAAGTGTCCGCGAAGGCATTGTCGAAGTGGATGTCGACCCCAGGCGGCCGGCTCGGTATCACGAACTATGACGCCTTGCGGGATGACACTCCAGCCGGCGACCTGGGCGGGCTCATCCTCGATGAGTCTTCCATGCTAAAGAGCCACTACGGGAAGTGGGGGCAAGTCTGCTTGCGGCTCGGGGCTGGCATCCCGTGGAAGCTCGCCCTCACCGGCACGCCGGCACCGAACGACCGCATCGAGTACGCGAACCACGCCGTCTTTCTCGACGCGTTCCCGAACGTGAACTCGTTCCTTGCTCGGTTCTTCATCAACCGAGGGCAGACCGACGAGCGATGGGAACTGAAGCCACACGCGTTGCGGCCGTTCTACCGGGCTCTTTCGCACTGGTGCATCTTTCTGACTGACCCGAGCACATACGGCTGGAAAGACAACGTCCACAGCATCCCGCCGATTCGCGTCAGCATCGAAGACGTGAAGCTTTCCGATGAGCAGGAGCGGAAGGTGCGGGCCGAAACCGGGCAGTTGTTCGTAACTGAACTCGGCGGCATCACGACCAGGGCAAAGCTCTCGCGGATGGCGAAGTGCGAAAGCAGCCCGAAGCCGAGGTACATCGCCGACCTTGTCAGCACATTTGGCGATGAGAACACGATCGTCTGGTGTCGGTTCAACGATGAGCAGAGGGCGATTGAGAAGGCTATCCCGCAAGCTAGAAGCATTGACGGCGACACGCCTCATCACCAGCGGGATCTGATTGTTGATTGGTTCAAGGGTCGAGTTTGCCTTTGCGGAGATGCCGTATGCGACAGCCCGATTACATGCGTCGGTATTACAACGCCAACAAGCATCGATGGAAGCTCACGGAAGAGCAGAAGCAAGAAAAAAACAGAAAGCGAAGGGAGCGGTACGCATCAGACGAATCGTTCCGCGATAAGTGCAAGCAGCAATCTCGGAAGAGATGCAAAACTTCAAAGCGGGAATACGCACTCAAAGAGAGCTACGGAATCGGATTGCACGAGTACGAAGAAATGCTGCGGCGGCAGGGAGGAAAGTGTGGGATTTGTGGGGCAATCGCGGCAGATTCCAGGGGCTGCCGGTTGCACGTTGACCACTGCCACACCACCGGGGCCATCAGGGGGCTCTTGTGCTCAAACTGCAATCACGGCATCGGAAAGTTTGCGGACTGCCCCGAGCGACTTGAGCAAGCCGCCATGTACTTGCGGGCACATGAGCGGCGGCAGGGTTCTGATTAGCAAGCCGCGAGTGCTGGGGTTCGGATTGAACCTGCAAATCTGCACCCGGCAAGTCTTCAGCGGCCTTCAGGACTCCTACGAGGAGTATTACCAAGCCGTGAAGCGGTCGAATCGCATCGGCTCAACGAAGCCGCTCAACGTACACATCCCCGTTTCGGATGTTGAACGTCCTATGGTCGACAACGTGCTGCGAAAGGCGAGGCGCGTTGAGGCCGATACCCGCGAACAGGAGGCGATGTTTCGCAATGCTTCTCTCTGACTTTTATCACGTTCATCACGGCGACTGCATCCCGCACATGCTGGAGGAGATGCCGCCAGCATCGGTTGATTTCGCCGTTTTCTCGCCGCCGTTCCCGAGCTTGTTTGCCTACACGAGCAAGGCGGAGGACATCGGCAACAGCGAGGACATGCGGGGCGAGGCGAAGTTGCATCTCGGGTATTTCTTTCGCGGGCTGCGTCGCGTGCTGAAGCCGGGCCGGGCGGCGGTCGTGCATGTGATGCAGATCCCGAGACTGAAGCGAAGCGGCGAGGTCGGCCTGCACGACTATCGCGGGCTAAACATCCGGCTCGGGGAGCGGGCCGGCCTGGTCTATGAGTACGACTGGGTGGTCAGAAAGAACCCGCAAGCTCAGGCGATTCGCACGCGGAGCCGCGAGTTGCAGTTCGCCGGGCTCGAAAGCGACCGGGCTAAGCAGCGTGGGTGCCTGCCCGACTACCTCATCAAGTTCCGAGCCCCAGGCGAGAACGCTGTCGCGATCGACTCCGAGGGCGACGTTTCGCGCAACGAGTGGATTGATTGGGCGGAATGCTGCTGGAGCGACATCCGCGAGACGAACACGCTCAACGTCAAGGAAGCCCGCAGCGAAGAAGACACGAAGCACATCTGCCCGCTCCAGCTGGACGTGATCGACCGCCTGGTTCGGCTCTACACGAACCCTGGCGAGATCGTGTTCAGCCCGTTCACCGGCATTGGCAGCGAGGGCTACGTGTCGCTCCAGCGTGGGCGGCGGTTCTACGGCTGCGAACTCAAGCCCGAGTACCACGCTCAGGCTCTCAAGAACCTGGCGAGTGCGCAGCGGAAGCACGCGGCAGACAGCCGCACTCTGTTCGACGTGGAGGCAGTGGCGTGAGCGATTGGTCGCAGCTGCGAACGAAGACGCCGAGGACGCCGTCACTGGTTTGATCTCACTGCTTGCAATGGAGTGCATCGTGAAAGACAGCAACTCATTCATTAGGGATCTCGGGCAAAGCCGCATGGCGGTGAACGAGTTCGCCGCACGATGCCGCCAGAAAGGCGTCGCGGTCTGGCTTCCGCCAGAGAGGACTCGACCAGACGAAAGCGTGCGAGCTCAGTACGCAGACGATGGCGACCTAATGGTTCAGGGCCGCGTCGAGCACAAGGTGAGAACCAACCTTCAATTCACATGCCGAGCCGATTACCCGTACCCCACTGTGATCGTCGACGAGGTCTACAAGGAAGACGAGAAGGCTGGAGATCCTCCGCTCATGTACGTGATCGAGGACAAGACGAGAACCCACGCCGCGATCGTCTACGGCTGGACGCGAAAGCACTGGCAGCAAGAAACGAAGCACGACCCGATTCAGAACCGCGAGTGCGTGTTCTACACGGTCGACAAGCGGCACGTGCGGTTCTGCCAAGTGGATGAGGTTTTTTGAAAAGGGCGACGTCGCGTTGACGTTCGGCCGAGGATGGTGAAAGGACGCGAAAGGGCAATGCGATGAGATGGACAAAACGACGGTCAACAAACTTGGAATCAGCGATAGACGATTTGTTTGTTTTTTGCGGCCTGAGCGAAGAGGAAAGCGGCGGCTCGCCTGCGTGGATAACGAAGGACAAGGTTGGGCCTCGCGATTTTTCTGAAGCGGAGGCTTTTATTGATGCTAACGACGGTGACCTTATTGCTATCTCGAAAGACGATAATTGCGTTAGGTACTTTTCTGACGTGAAGCCTAGCGACGTTCGAGGATTTGATGCTTCATCTGTCCTGACAACGGTTGGTGATAACGGCAATAAACAGATAGAGCTATACAGGCTCCGTGAAGAGCCGCTGAAGAAAGCACGCGGGCACAAGATTTACTCTCCACACGTTGCATCATTGTATTCGTGCTGGGTGGACGTTGATTCAGGCACTTATTCCGCAAAGCGCATTCTTGTGAACAAGGCCGGCACTGACTGGCTTGCACTTGGTGCTGAATCCGAATATAGCCACTTCGCGCGATCAAAGACGTGCGACGGCAATCTTGTCACCTACGGGGTTGATGACAACGATGGCATTACCAGCACATGCAACATGCTGGTAAGCGTTGCGTTCACCAGGGACGTTGTTTGGCGCGTCGTTTTTAAGGGGCCGCACGGCATTTCTGTATCACTTTCTACAGACACAGCCGGGGCGATGGCAGCGTTTCGCAATCGGCAGCCAAACGAAACGTCTGGCCGGAGGGACGCACTTCGGCACTGGGTTCGCCAACATCACAGGGCGAAACACGTTGACGAAGGAGACGAGCCTCAGAAGGTAATTGTGCGTCAGCACTTGCGCCGCAGAACGCCTTTTCGCTGGTGCGGTATCGACTGCGAGCTTGTCGTTTCACCTTTTGATATTCGCAGAAACGAACGCTTTCGCATTGAGCGACAGGAGATGGCGACAGCGTGACAGGCACGGTGCCACTTCAGCGCGGCTGGGCGAAATGGAATGGAGGCCAGGATGGCCGGTGAATGGATTCCCATTGACTGCAACCTCGGATCGAAGCCCGAGGTGCTAGAGGTGGCCGCGACGACTCACGAGCCTATTGAGGTCGTGGTCGGTCGGATGGTCCGCCTGTGGTCATGGGCGTGGCACGTCACGGCTGACGGCACCATTAGGGTGCCTCGGTCGATGCTTGCCACGGTGGCTGGTGGAGACGATCAGTTCTGGTCCGCTGTTGAGCGGGCCGGCTGGCTGGTCTGCACTGATGAAACGATCACCATTCCCGGGTGGTCGGAACGGTTCGGAAATGCCGCAAAAAGGCGGCTTTCAGAGCAGCGTCGGCAATCCGTACGCAGAGCGTACGCAAAACGTACGCATGACAGCGTGACAGATTGCGTACTAGAGGAGAGGAGAGGAGAAGAGAAGAGAGAAGAAGATATACCGGCTGCGCCGGTTGCCACGAGCAAGCCGCGAGCGGCTCGCTCGACGGCTCCCAAAATCGCCTGGACGGCTTCGGACGGCTGGCAGGGCATCACAGACGCCGACCGTCAGGAATGGCGTCAGGCGTTTCCTGGTGCTGTCCTAGACCAGGAACTCGCCAAGGCAACGGCGTGGCTCAAGGCGAACGCGAGCCGGGCAGGAAAACGCAACTGGCGGTCGTTCCTGGTCCGGTGGCTCTCCAAGTGCCAAGACCGGGGCGGCACTCACCGCGAGCCGGGCCGCCGACCAGACGAGAAGCCACCGCCGAAGGTCTGGAAAGACCAGTACCAGCCGGCGCCGTACCGCCGGCCACGTGAGGTGGCCAAGCTTGCATCGACCCTGAAACTCAAGGAGGAGGACACATGACAGCTGACACGCCAACCGCACCGCCACCGCTGACGAAGCGACAGCAAGAGGTGCTCGACTTCATCACCGACTTCGCCACGCGGCACGGCTACTGCGCCAGCATCCGCGAGGTGATGTCCGCTATTGGCTGCACTTCGCCGAACGCTGCCGTGTGTCACCTCGTGCCGCTCAAGCGAAAGGGATACATCGCTTGGGAGCCGAACACTGCCAGGTCAATCCGCCCGATACGTGAGGTGCTCGATGCCACTACCTGAGTTGCCATCACCTGTGAAGGTCGCGAACCGCTGTGCCAACAGAGCGTGGAAGGACGGCTTGACTGACAAGGACCGCTACTTGCTCGAAGCCGCTGCCGACACGATTCGGCTGCTCATGCGTCGCAACGTCGAGCTCGCACGCAGGGCAGAGCACTACGAGGCGGATGCTGCCCGGCTGTTTTTCATGCACTTCGGCCCAACGAAAGGCGGTGCCGCATGAGCCTGTCAGAGTTCACGTGCATCGCCCTCGGGATGCTTTTCAACACTCTCACGTTTTTCCTCGGCGTTGCCGTGGGCGTGAATGTTTCGCAGAAGAGAAAGGACTCTCCACATGACCGCGATCGCTACCGCTACGAAGCCGAAGGCTTCCAACACTACTCTGACGATTCCGAGGATTGAACTACTCGCAGCCGTGCAGGCTGCGTCCAGGGCTATCGCTCGCGGCCCGAAGCCAGTGCTGCAAAACGTCCGCATCGGCGATGGGCTTGTGACCGGCACGGATCTCGACCTTCGCATCGACTACGCCATCGGCGAGATGTGCGAGCCGTTCCTTGTGCCGGCCGAGCGACTGCTGGCAATCCTACGGAATGCCTCTGGCGACAAGGTGACGTTGAGCACGACCGCCACTGCCGTGAAGGTCAGGTGCGGGAGCGGCTCGTGGACGTTGCCAACCGAGGACGTAGTCGAGTTCCCGCATTGGGAGCCAGCGAACCTCGTGGCAATCTGCCGGCTTCCGGCTGACCAGTTCGCTCGTGCGGCACGGGCGACTGTCTACGCGACCGACAACGAGTCCAGCCGCTACGCCTTGGGTGGCGTTCTGATCGAGGTGGCGAACGGAAACCCGACGTGGATCGGAACCGACGGCCGCCGGATGGCGATTGTCGAGACCGAGACCGACCAGGCGGTGGACGACTCGAAGACGATCATCCCGGCTCGCACGATGTCAGCCGTTGCTGGCATGGCATCCGGCGATGGTGCCGTTCAAGTCGAGAGCAACGGAAGCGAGGTGCGGTTCACACTGGACAACGTGACCGTTACGGCCCGGCTGGTGGAAGGACGATTTCCGAAGTGGCAGGATGTGCTGCAGGAATCCGAAGTTGAGCCGACCGTGTTCGACAAGGACGAGTTACTGCGTGCTGTGCAGGCCGCCGCTATCGTCACGAGCGAGCACTCGAAGGGCATCGACGTGGAGTTCGGAGGCGAGAAGGTCACTCTGTCTGGGCAGTCGAGCGAGTACGGGCAGAGCAAGGTGACATGCCCTGTTCTGCAGCCGGGCGCAGCGGCGAAGACCAAGCTCGACCCGAGGTTCCTCTCGGACTATCTGCGGGCGTTACCAACGGATGAGGAGCCAAGCGTCTCGGTCGCGGCCAAGGATCACGAGAGCGCCATCATCTTGAAGTGCTCGGACTACACCGGCGTCATCATGCCGCTGGCGGTGGACGGCTGATGGCACTTCCAAAGCTGTCGATCTGCCACGAAGAGTTTCGCCGGCTCTGGTGCGAGTCGAATCTCGACCGCACCGAGCTGGCGATCCACTTCCGCTGCAGCGTGTCGAGCATCGACAACCTCCGGGTAAAGCTCGACCTTCCGAAAAAGAAGCGATGCAGGTTCCGACCAGAGCAGGCCGTGCCAGACCCGACGCCTGAAGAAATCGCCGAGCGAGCCAGGGAGTGTCGCGAGCGGCACTTCGCCGAGAAGCTCCGCGAGCCCGACATTCCTCCGGTCAGGCAGTGGCGGAAACTGCAAGCAGCGGCGAGCGTCTTGCCATGATTGAGTCATGGGGCGTCTGGCACTTCTACTGCTGGCGTGGTCCTCGGTGGCCCTGGCGGGCACCATCGAGGACACTATCCCCGATGCCCGCTACCGAGAGTACGGCGAGACGTTCAAGCGGTACACTTGCCG